ATTCCAAAATTAGAAGATTTTGTACATAATGTTTATATTGGATTTGCAAGAAAATTATATTCAAATATTTATTTGTTTGAAAAAGATATTATGCCTCTCGAGTATCAAAAAAATATGCGTGAAGCCGAAATTATTTGCCGCGAATGTATTTTAAAAGTTATTCGCGATTCTATGCCGATTGAACAAATTCTACGTGCTTATATGGATGAAAGTGTACACGATGAAATTGTTGAAGAAACATTAGAAAAGCAAGTTACTGAGGATGAAGCCATTGATATGATTGAAGAAGCTAAGAAAAATAATGAAAATAGTGAGAAGGATAAAGATGTTTCCATTAACAAGGTTGGCTCTGTAGATAAAGATAATGAAGTTACCGTTGAAGAACCAAAATTATTAAAGAATTCAGAAATTGCAGAAGATGCTATTAAAGAAGTAACCGATTCTATCAAAAACGATGAAAAAAGTATTGTTAATGCTGTAGCTGCTGCTGCTGTACCTATCGTAGAAGAAGACAAAAAACAAACTCTAGTTGCAACAGAATCTGCATCAACGCCTACTGAAGTCAAATTAACAGTTGAAGCAAAATCTGTTGTAGCAAAACCCGTTTCTCCCATCACTCCAACTATCGCACCCATTAAAACTATATCAAATAACGATGCGATACCTATTGCACCAATAAAATCACCAAGAAGCAGTATATCTTTTTCAGACGATGATCAGGTATTAGATATGGGCACCAATAAAAAAACTACTGTTCATGCACCAAAAACTGAAGCTCGTTTAGATAAAATAAGTCAAATCTCCAATATGAGAAGAAAACAAGAAGAAGAAGATGATGAAGATGATGACGATGAAGATTTTGATGATGATGGACCATTAAAAATTGGAGGCAATAATATTACTTTAGATATAACTGATATACAAGATATTTCAAAAGATTTAAAAATAAATAAAAATCCAATTTTAGATGATATAGAAGTTTTAGCATAATATGCGTATAATTAATAATATTTTACAATTTATTAATTATATAAAATGAATAAAACTATTTTATTTAATGGTTTTGTAATTAGTTTTATATTTTTAATCGCGAAATTTATTGAAATGCGTTTTATTACAAAAGAAAATGTTCCTCCAAAAATATTAGTAAGAGATGCTCTTTTAGTATATGCAGCAGTTATCGCTTCGCATTATATAATGGCGCAACTTAATAATAAATCTACAAAAGAATTTGTTGAAGTATTCACTGATAACCCATCCTTTTAATTTTTTTATACTTTTCATAAGAAAAGTATAAAAAAATTTAAATAAAATTATACATACGTTGGTATTTTATCAATATTTACAATGGGTGCCTTTTTTCCTATTTTTTTTCTACTAGATAAAAATTGTTTAAAAAAAGGTCTTTCTAATTGTGCTTCAGGTGTATGTTTTGAACATTTTCTTGAAATCATCTTATATAATTTAAAATCGGGATATCTTTCATCGCCATTTGATTTATATAAAATATTTTTCCCATTATCATCATGTACCCACTCATTCACTAATTTTGCTATTGGATTCGTTATCTTTTCATTTATATCTGGAATAAAATAATCAAATAATGAACAAGCTAACCGCGTTAAATCAAATCCTCTATTTGGTTTTAATTCAGATTTATTTTTATTTTTAAAAACTGTAAAATTATATTGTCCAGCAGCATCACCAGATTTAAAAAAACTATCACTAATCATCTCTTCACCTTTAAATGTATATATTGATCTACCATAATCTATAATTTTATACAATTTTCCATATGTTGGGACTTTATAATATCTTCCTTCATAATAATAATTAAGGTACTTTTTTTCAGTTGAATTAAACATAACATTGTTCGTATGTAAATCATTATGTGTAAAATTAAATACTTTCTGATATGTTAATAGTATCATAACAATTTGAAATAAACAAGATGCCCATTCCTTTTTGGATAATTTTAAATCGATATCTTCAACACAATCATCTAATGTTAATTTCATTTTTTCTAAACAAATAATTTGACAGGGGAAATTATAAATATATGCATAAATACTATCATTAATACTACTATATTCTGAATCCTCCTCACTTTCTTCCTCGTCGCTATCTTCATCTTCGCTATCTTCATCTTCGCTATCTTGATCTTCACTATCTTCGTCGTCATCTTCGTCGTCTGTATTTGATATTCTAGAAGAACACTCACTATTTGTTTTATCATTTTCACTATTTGTTTTATTATTTTTACTATTTTTGGCTTTAATTATATTTCTTGAATAATCAACACTTTCTGACAACAATTTTAAGTCATTTATTTGCGTTATCTCATTCATCTTATTTACATTTTCAATTGTTAATTCTTGAAAAACATTATCAAACATATCTTTTGGAAATTCTTCAATATCAATTTTTTGATTTCCTTTAATATTTCTTCTAACATACTTTCATCAATGACATCAGTTTCAAATAACACATTTTGATTATTATGAAAATATTCATAATCGTATAAGTATTCCAAATCATCTGTTATATCAACTTGAAATTTATCCTTTATACCCAAAAAAGAACCATAAAAATCTATACCATGAGGAAATTTATGATGATGTAGTAATTGACTTGATAAATAAGAGAAAAAAGAATCGGTATAAGCACAATTGTTACAGCATTCCATTTTTTTTAATACATCTTTATTTGGATTAAGTTTAGGAAGATTTCTAACAATATTTTGAGATAAATCTTTATATTTTCCTGCCATAAATTTAGTGACATCCAATAATGGGGAAAATTTAAAGAAAGATTTAGATGATACTTTATTTTTGCTATTATCATATAATGTCACATTATATGTATTTTTCTGTTCATCATCGCTTTTAATATTATGAATATGATACTTGTGATTTAAATTTATGGCATTATGATTATTTTCATTTAATGAAAAAAATCTTGAATAAATAGGGATAAAATTCTTAATGTTTTTTACTTTATTTTCTGATTTTTCAGAAAGATAGCTAAATAATTTTAAATTGTCATTCTTTTTATAATAAATATCAAACATTATGTTTTATTTAATCAATATTATTTCTTATTTTTAACTTATAATTTTCTTTGTTCTTTTTCTGCGTTTTTTAAAATGAATAATTTACTCTTTCTTAAATATACATGAACCTCGAGTTAAAAAAATTTGATATGCGAAAAATTAGTTTTGATCCAAATTCTGCATCTGGTCCAGTTATTGTTTTAATTGGGAGACGTGATACAGGTAAGAGTTTCTTAGTTAGAGATTTACTTTATTACCATCAAGACATTCCCATTGGAACAGTTATATCAGGAACAGAAGCAGGAAATGGTTTTTATGGAAAATTAGTTCCAAAATTATTTATTCATGATGAATATAACAGTGCAATTATTGAAAATATATTGAAACGCCAACGTATAGTATTAAAACAAATTAAAAAAGAAACAGCTGCCTATGGGAAATCTAATATTGATGCGCGTGCGTTTGTTATATTGGATGATTGTTTGTATGATAATTCTTGGTCGCGAGAGAAAGTCATGAGACTTCTTTTCATGAATGGACGTCATTGGAAAATCATGCTCGTTATTACGATGCAGTACCCACTTGGTGTTCCTCCAAATTTAAGAACGAATATTGATTATACATTTATTTTACGCGAGCCTTATCTTACAAACCGTAAAAGAATATATGAAAATTATGCTGGCATGTTTACTACATTTGAATCATTTTGTCAAGTTATGGACCAATGCACAGAAAACTATGAATGTTTAGTGATTTCCAATAATGCAAAATCAAATAAACTTTCAGAACAGATTTTTTGGTATAAAGCATCCGCACATAATGAATTTAAATTGGGCTCAAAGGAATTCTGGGAAATGTCAAAAGACCTTAATTCAGATGATGAAGATGGTGAAGACTATGACCCAAAAGTAGGACATAAAGGTCCTAGGATTAATGTGAAGAAGAACAAATGGTAATTTTTTTAATATTTTTCTTATGGAAAAACATTAAAAAAAATAAGTAAA